GTCGTGACACTCCACCTCCCCCTGATAAACCATCAGAGGGAATGCTTCATGTACCTTGTAGGTCATTTGCCGTTGATATTATATTCCCTATTATCGCCTGGATAGTCCAGTGGTGTCAACCCCTGATACTCTGGAATGTTCTTAGTAACATCTTTACGGACACCATGAACAATAAAATCACAATTGATTGCAGTGCCAGCGTTGTTTTTAATCAGAACTCTAGATCCCCACTCAATCTTTTCCACAAATAATTCTTGCCAGTGACCATTTGGAGTCAAGGTGATACCCAAACTCTCCATATCAACAAGATCCTTCCAATATTCTGGTAATTGAATATAAGATTCGTTTACAAGTTTACCTCTAAAATATACCTCTGCATCTGGACCTTCAAGACAAATATATCTAAGTCTATGACCTTCTTTAGTTGGGTGAGATATATCAAAAGATTTCTTTGCATCCCAAATGGGTGCCTTTACAGACAAGATACCACCTGCCCATTTTAAATCTGTACATTGTATAAAGTCATGCCTCCTAAGTGGACATGCCTCTGCTGGATATTCATTATCTCCTGTCCATGGATAGATAGGGAATCTCCAATCACCAGTAGGAGCACCACTCCACTTGCCATCACAAGCAGGACTACCGTTCTGTTCTACTACAAATTCTTCAGACATAATTACCTCTTCATGTCATAGTGATATCCAGACACCGAATACTCATCATTATTACCAGGATAATCTGCAGGTGTTGAACCCTCATACTCTGGAATAAGTCTCTCACCATCCTTACGTTCACCAAAAACAAGGTAGTGGCAGTTAATTGGTCTAGTTGAATGGAGAAATACTTTATTATCTTCAATAGAATGAATAACAATATTGTTATTACTTCCTACAGGAGTTATTGATACAGTGATAGATTCTGGATCAACAAATTCTCTCCAGTAGTCAGGCAATTCAATGATGTGGTTATTTTTCAGTTTACCCCTTATGTATACATCATTTGTTGGACCTTCAGGACACGTATGACGTAACCTCCAACCATCTTTTGTTGGGTGTGGAATGTCAAAGTTCTTTTTCGCAGAGAGAATATGTACCCCACAACGAGACATAACCTCGCCCTGAGCAGTGATATTACCTCCAGCATTAATATTGGCATTACAATCCACAATACCCAAGAATGCTGTTGGTCCAGTCACAGCAAGAGAATATGGATTATTAATTCCAGTACACATAGCACCAGGAATTAGAGGAGGAACTGTAACATCAGGATTAATTGCAGGTCCGATGTTAACATTACCATACAAAAATGGTGGAATCTTACCAAATACTGCTGGAGATTCTACATAAGCACCCCCTCTAATTTGAAGTGGTCCTTTACCAAGAGGCAAACTGGGATCACCTTCACCAACGTATAAAGTCTTTTTAACTTCTAAATCAGATACTTTCATTAAACAAATCCTCCTCCTCTTTGTTGATCTTCAAATGCAGATGTTCCTTTAGATGGTAATAATGTTGTAGCAGCGTCAGCACAATCAATCAACCCACCATAAAAATTTAATGCGCTGTTGCCAACTAATTCACAAGTTCCTGAGGATAAGAATTTAGCAACTGCATCACCATTAACCTCAACGTTCTTGCTACGAATAATAACTTTTTCGTTAGATTCAATATTAATTACACCACTTTGATTGTTAACACCTGTTGCTTTTATGTCAATGTTTCTAGCGTCTAACCTAATTCTACCCTTCGGTGCTCTAAGAACTATATCACCTAGGGCAGCATTCAATACAAAAGATGTATCATCTACTGGTTTTTCCCCACAATGTATTTGATATGCACCAGGACATCTATTAATAGTTCCTCCCTTCATTTTCCCAGAAGACATGAACGCCATGTAGTGTTCAGATTGTCTCATTGGGTCACCATTTCTAACCAAAACACCAGCATAGGTGTTATTTGGCAAGATATGCCCAAATTTAATATGACCGAAGTCATTACCCAATTCTACTGGGTTATGTATTCTTGGACGTGCCATGAGTTACTAAATTAATATCCGTATCCGCCACCACCTGATGGTGGAGATGGTGGAGGTGGAGGTGAAGGTGGTGGAGAGGCAGGTGGTGCTGCAGGTGGAGCGGCAGGTGGAGCAGCAGGTGGTGCCGATGGTGGTGGGGCGGCAGGTGGTGCTGCTGTTGGTGGGAGAGCAACACCAGTTCCACCAGTTGTTGGAGTATCTGTGCTATCAGTAGATTCTTGATCAGTAACTGTACCTGCAGTTATTACAGTGTTATTTACAACAGTAGAAGAAGATGTGGATGTGGGTCTCTCAACCACCGTAGTATCTGGTCTTCCACTAACTGTTCTTGTTAAAACACTTCCATCCCAAGCAAATCTATTGTCATAATTTTGAATACTTTCACCAACAGTATCATAGATGAATGGATGAGGTTTACCATCATATTCTCTATGTGATTTACCTGTCATCTTACGACCCATATGAGTATGGAAGTCACCATAATATGGTTTTCCATTAATGTAACCAACCAACTTCCTAGTCTCTACATTACCCACACAATCAACAACATCAATTGCGTTCTGAATTAGATCTCTAGTATTCTCAAGGTTACCATCTGGATCATCACCAATTCTATCAACACAAAAAACTGGTGTTAATTCTGCATTATAACCTGTTTCAGATTTAATGTAAATTCTTGGTCTCTCAACAAATCCTTTACCACTCTTGACAATCTTCACCTTATCTAATACACCAAAAGGACCCCATACAGGAACAATCTCTGCTCCCTGATTAGGTTCAACAATAATTTTATCCTCATAAGAATAGTTAATTCCTGCACTTTCTATGCTTATATCACAAAGATATAGCATGACAGGATAAGAACCAATATCTAAAGTAGGATAAGTATCAAATCTAGTCTCTCCATTTGGTCCTGTTCCAGGAATAATAGTTCTTCCATCTATTCTTCCCTTACGGTCATCTATACTCTCTGGAAGTTTATCTGAAATATCACGACCACTACCATCTCCATCAGGACTTGGAATATATGGAGTTGGATTATCCCCTGGACCTGGAGAAGGTGGAGTGTAATCACCAATAAATGGTTTATCTTCTGGTCGAATAACAATAGTTGGTCTAGTGGGATCTTCCAATTCAGTTGCTGGATCAGGAATATTCAAGTCTTCCTCAGGCGTTCCAGGTGGATACTTTTCCCATCTACCATCAGGTCTTTTTATTACTGTCCAGTCCTTGGGTGCCCAAACTCTACCATCTCCACCCATATCACCATCTGGTCTTGAAATGAATCCAGCGCCAGCATCATCTATCACTACTCTTCTTACTTTATATGTTGGTTGGTTTGTCTGTGGATCAATGCCACCATCTGGTTCAATTTCAGCGCGTGCTCTAACACCACCACCTTTACCACAACTATCCGAAATATCAACGAATGGTGCCTTCCTATAACCCAAACCTTGTGCTTTTATATCAACACCTAAAATATCCCCAACAGCACTGGTAATAACATTCCCTGAGGCACCACTACCACCACCGCCCCAAAAACTTATGGTTGGAGGACCACAAAATATTGGTCCAACATTACATGAATTTGCAGCATTAGTTGCAGAATTGATTAAATCACCAAAGTTCATCAATCCAAGATTATCGATATCAACCAAATCTGCAGTATTAGCAGCAATACTTTTTGCCTGATTTAAAACAGAATCAATATCAAAAGTTACAGGTGCTTTACCCCCATCAAAAATACTCCATTCTTTTGTTTCTGGACATTCTTGATTTTCTTCGCAAGCAAGGAATCCAGCGATACTTGTTAGAATTCCAAGTATACTACCAGCAAGACTGAATGCACCACCAATCAACCCAGAGATTTTACCAATAATAGAATCAATTGCTCCGCTCAATCCACCAAGAAGATTGCCAAGAAGAGAACCAACAAAGTTCTGTACCGCACATGCTGGTACATTAATATAACGATCAAGCATCTGACTCAAGAAATTACCAGCCATTGACTTTAAATTGCCTATCATTTTATTGAATAGACAAACAATCAACTCAACTAGGGCATCCTTGCCAGCTTTTGCCTTATCTCTATCTGGTGGGTTGATTAACTCATAAAGTTTCTTGGTTTCTTCATTAATTTTTTCTACAACAAACTTACGAATATTTTTAAATAAATCTTTTAAACCAAGAGATATGAAGTCAGATACTTCACTAATTTTTTCTTGAATCCACTCCTGTTTTTCTGAGATCCAACCTTGTGCAGCTTCTTCCCAAGTATCAAGTTGTGCCTGTGCCCTCTCAACTTTTTGAATCAACTCCGTCATTGATTTTTGAATGGAGTTCATCGGGGCTTTATCACAGTCAGTAGGAGACGATATGGGGAACGATGGTTCCCTCATCATCGATGTATCTGACAGTGTTGCCATATTGGGATGGAATAAACCCTCAAGAGGTTTTCCCTTCAAAGCAGGAATAGAATAACCAGCAACCAAATCACTACTTTTATATCCACTGTAAGGAAGAAACCCATTATTATCGGGTTGCTCCTTAGGAAGAAGTAATTGGTCATTATTGGGAATAGTTCCTATTTGAATGGGATCTTCCTTTCTTTGAGGATTTGCCCATATACCCCAAATTTTACTACCTTGAGTAATTGCGATACTCAGACCAGTTCTTTTATGTCCACTACCAGCGTTGGACCCGCTAATTCTAACCCAAGGCAATTGATCATCGGGAAGTATGTTTTTATCTGCTGGATGCACTCCCTGTATTCTGACTTTTACGCGGTATCCCCAGTTTGCCAGAGACCCGCGTTCACTAACCAGTTCTTCATCTCGCTCCCAAACTTCCCTTGGCGCAACAATACCTTCCCAGTAGTTAAGTAATTGACCACTGTCGAATAAAGGTTGCCCAAGATAGAAGTTGCTCATAAATTATCTCAATTATCGTGAATTTTACACTCTGGTGCGCCAGGTTCTTGATCGCAATAAAGTTCAAGTGGTGATGGATCGTGATGGTCTCCTGCTTCGATCTCTTCTTTGTGGTTTACTACCCAATCTTCCAGATCATGCAGTTCACCTTCGATATGACGACGTTGTTGGGGTGAAGTTTGAGGATTGTCAAGGATCTCTTTATCCTTGGCGATATGTGCTTCGATGTTTTCCATAGTTAAATATGGTTTCTTGTGTATTTATGACCGTATTCTAGTAAAGATCTAAGTACCTAGCAACATCATCGTCACCATTCGCTGACTGATCAGATAAATCAGCATTAACTCTCGTTTTGTCGGTTGTTTCTCCACTATTCCCCTTAGTTTGATTAGAATCAAAAGCATTAAGGTTATCAAATAATCCCTGAAGTTGAGAAGTATTATTAAACAATGGAGTAGCATCAAAGATATTCATCTTGCCCACACCTGGAAGTGCTCTATCACCGTTAGTAAGGTTACCCTTACTAGCGTTGGCAAGAGATGTTCCTCCTTGTGCTCCCGTACTACTATTTGCTTGTCTTCCAAACGAATCTCTAACAAGATGTATCCTAGTATAAATTGATTTTGATGTCAATTGAGTGCATACATCACAGACAATGTATTTTCCACTAAGTTCTTTATCAACACCAGTTTCTTTCTTTGAACCCTGTTCAGGAAAATCACAATGAATAACTTGACCTGCCCGTACAGAATAATCCCCAGTAATTGTAACTTTTAAACTCATAGTGAATAATTTATTATATGTCATCGATGATTGAACGATAACATCTTCTAAAGCCAAATTCTGTTCGGTTTTTTTATCAAGTTGTTCGGATCCATTACCTTCTGGAAGTTCTCCAACAGAGTCAATCTTTGTAAATCTTCTGGATAATAAGGCACCATCAGTTACAAATTGTTCCTGGAACTCTTTTGATAGTGTTGGTATCTCCAATCCACCATGCACTTTTTGCTCCTCAGTATCAATCTCTTGTGCCTTGGTGTTGAATATCTGAGTATATGTATTGACAGTCTCCATCCTGGAACCATAGGTTCCTGTTGATAAGTTCTTCTCTACATCTATAGTGCTGTCTGCATCATACCTGAGAATTTTGCCATCATATCCAGCTGGTAATTTGACAGAATCATTAAAAACATAAGATTTATGACCTTCTTCATCTTCAAAAAGATTATCAATTGATCTAAAGTTATAACCATCATAAGTTTCAAATATCAAATATCCAGCGGATTGTTTAGATGCTTGAGATACTCCTTTAGTAGCAATTTCAGATAATAATCTGAATGGTTTTTTTCCTTGTCCTATAAAATTGAAGGTATTAGACGTAGCATCTAAGATAACAGTTTTAGTAGTTTTTAAAATCTCCTTCAAAATAATTTCAGCAGATTGACTAATCTCACCATCAAATCTACGATAAACTTCTGTTGATAGCAAATCATTTGCTATCATTTCTTTATTCATCAATTCTAAAGTATATACTGTGCTCTCAGAAGAAGAGATTATATTTCTAATCTCTTTGATATACATTGCATTATCATCAGCAAATTTTAATTTATTATTTTGATTATCTGCAATAGTAATGTGACACTTTTCAGAACCTTCTAATTTTAAATCCTGCAATACATTAATCGCCTCTCCACCCTTATCACTATTACCACTATCAACAATTACTGCGATAAAGCGAACAGAACTATCAAGTATACTCTCAAAGTACTGCAATGTAACCACACCAGGTCCAACATCAGCAGACCTACCTGTTTTGTTTGAAAAAATTGTAAATTCTAAAATGTTCCCAGCTTCGGAACATTGTAATGGTGATGCCATTTAACTTAACGCGGTAGGTGGAATTACTTCTCTAACTGTTCTTGTTTTTGTACCTCTAGAAGTTTGAACCTGTCTGGTTACTGTTCTATAACGCACAACCTCTTTCTCTATTATTGTTACCTTCTGACCAGTTTTTTCATATGATGCTTGAGTTTGAAGAGCATCAGCATTTTGATTGGCGTTTTGAGATGGTGTTACCGAATCTCTAGCGATTTGATTAGCACCATAAGTATTTACCCAATTACCAGGATCAACATAACTGTTAAATTGCCCATTTGCATTAGGAGGATTTTTGGATATTTCCCAATGCAAGTGAGGAGGGTATGCTGTCAAACTACCAGAACCAGAACCACCAACATTACCAAGTAATGAACCCGCCTTAAACTTAGCACCAGGACTCAATCCAGGTGGTCTGTGTAAGTGCCCAAAGAAATGATATGCACCATGAACAGCATCTTTCCATACAATCCAATATCCATATCCAGCATCGCCAGGTCCGCCCAGTTGCTTATTAACATGAGTTACTTCGCCGTCTAGGTAGGCATACATTGGTGTATCCGTATTTGCACCGACATCATATCCTTTATGATCACTGCCAGTACTTCTCCTAAATCCCTTGCCAGAGGTAATTCTAATACCACCATCTTTTTCTTGTGCTTCAACATCAGATTGTGCAAACGGACTGTAACTAATGTTTAATGCACTTCCTTCTCTTCCATCATATTTTACAGTACCAGACGACCCAAATAATCCCGCAAGTTTATCAGATCCACCAAGAGTAGATCCAGTCGGAGTTGAAGTTGATGATTCACCATTACCACCACCGAAGTTATTAAGCAAACCCTCTTGCTGTCTTCTCACACCAGCAGCAATAGATGCAGCGCGTGCGGCACCAAAAATAGATACCTGTTGATTCTGAATATCTCTAGAAAACTGCTGCCCAAGTTGTCTAGTAAAATCTCTTATTCTTCTATCTCTTTCAATCGGAGAATATCCTCCCTTTACAAGTCCACCACCAGAGAACTTCTGAATAATATTTCTCAACAAAGCAATTGGTGCTGGAAGAGCAGAATCAAAGAATGTCACCATATTTTTGGCAATATCCTGTAGAGTTCTGGGAGATATTGGTTTTCCACTCAAAATGTCAATGCCAAGAGCCATAATCTTGGACATCATTGACACCCTACCATCAGATATTTTTGCCCTTGCTTTGTTTAAATATTGGAATGGACCTCCCTTCTCTTTAAGACTACCAAAAATAGATCTGAATAAATTTTTCTTATCAGGAGCAGGTTCATTAGATGGTTTGGGAGTAGGAGTTACTCTAAATTTATTTGCTCTCCTTACATTATCACGCTGTTGCTTTTTATATAATTCTTCTTGCTCTTCTTCACTAAGTCCAATCTGACCACCTCTCTCCTTCGCCTCAATTTCAGGAGTATCGACAGGTTTTTTCTTATCAAAAAACGTATCATATAACCACTTTCCTGCCATATCACCCGCAAGACCACCTAAAGCAGCACCAACAATATTACCAACAACAGGAACAATAGATCCTGCTCCAGCACCAAGAGCACCAAAAATAGTACTTCCAATAGCAGCAAACGCAGCTCTACCAACAGGTTCTTTAAATACAAAATAATTTAAAGCAAAGTCAATAAGACCACCAATAAGAGGTATTCTTCTAACAATTGGTTGAATAAAGTTTTTAAGGACTCTCAATGATGCCCTTGTACCACCTGTACCTAGAACAGATACTGCAGCTCTTCTTGCAGTATTTGTTGCCGCAGAACGAGCATACTTACCACCCAGACTTTGAACTGCCTCTGGTCCAAATCTTTTTATTGCAGCGTCTCTTCCATACCTATCAGCAAATCTTCTGGCAGCAGAAGCAGTAGTGCCACCTCTCGTGACTCTACCTGCTTGATTACGCATACCTTGTATGCCTGTTTGGTTTCTACCAGCATTTCCACCTCTTTTACCAAGACCAAAATCAGTTCCACCAGCACTCATCATCCCTGCAATAATCGCAAGGTTCATAAATTTTGTAAATGCTCCCTGGAATTCTTTAAACTTCTTAAGACCGTCTTCTCCAAATACTTCTTCAACTTTATTTTCTACTTTTGCTTTGATATCATAAGCACCATCAATGAATCCCACGAACGCATTAAAAACATTACCTATAAAATTTTCGATCCAAACAGCAATTGGTTTTATTGCTTGTAGAAATGCACTAAGTTGTGGAGCAAACTGGACCAATTTTAGACCCAACCACCCCAAAAATATAGATCCCAAAAAGTTTTTAACTCTAGTAAAGAATGGAACTTTGGGTACAGATATACCAGGTCCCTTACTTTCCTTCTTATCGTCTTTAGTCTCTAACTTATCTTCTCTTTTAGTTCTTCTAGTTTTTTCCTGTGCCTTACGATTATCTCTAATTTGCTTTAAATCAATCTTTACGCTTTTTTTTAATACAAGTTTAATCTTTACAGTAGACTCACGAATTGCAGCAACATCTTCTTCCAAAGATGGTTTTACATCTTTATCTTCAGTCGCAACCTCAGGCATTGCAAACTTACCCTGAGGAGTGTATGGAACTAAAGATGTTTGTGGAACAGATCCCTTAACTATAGCACCACCAGAAGATGGCAAAAACTTTTGAGTGTTAATTGCCATCTTACTCTACCCCTATGAGTCCATATATTTGAATATTCATCATTCTCGATGCTGTAGGAATAGATGTTTCAAACTCTGGAATATCTCTATTATTACCAGCATTAGTGGCAAGATTACCCTTCTGATCTTGTCTAGTACTTATAGTAGTGATATCAACCTGTTCTGCAGGAGGTGGTGGCGGAGGTGCCACTGTTTTAGTAATCGGTTGTATAGGGACTGGAGTTGCTTTTGGTGCTTGTGTTTTATTATCCTGAGGTATTATACCCGTGAGGGGTGTTGCATTAGGACCAGTTGCAGGTATAGTTTTTGGTTCCGCCATGGGTTCCACACCAGTCTCCTGATACATGGGAACGTCAAGAACTGCAGAACTCCTCATTCCGCTAAAATTAGATCCCAAATTAGAACCAGATCTATTTGAAGAACTTGTAGATGGTGATGGTGGAATGTAAAGATCTCGTGGTAACTCTGCATAACCAGTATTTCGTTGAACTGTTGGAGCTGTTTTATCCATCAACTTCTCAAGTTTCCATATTCTAAATTCTCTCAATGCTTGTCTTGCACCAACTTCTTCTGCCCTCTTATCAAGACCAAATTCATCATATTGTGCTTGCTGAATCCCAGTTACGTCAATAGTAGGAATATTGTCAAGAGACACACCGATTTGACCACCCTCTTGAGCTAACTGAATTCCACCCATAAACTTGGGTATATTGGTTCCCCCACCAGCTTTATTCAGATCTAAGAAGAATGGAGCACCAAATTTATCAACTGCCTTCTTGGATATTACAATCTCACCAGGTTGAGCAATGATCATTTGAGTATCCTTACCGCCACCCTTTACACGCTTACCAGTAGATGCAGTTATCTTTCCGCCAGATGGTTTAGTCTTTTTGGGTAAGTACCCACCTTTTGTATATGCAGGAATTTGTCCGCCACCAGTAAACCTCAGGGCACCCATGGGGTCTCCAGTGACACCACCAAACTCCATTGTATCATCTAGTTGCGTCTTACCTTGTGCCGCTCTTTCAGCATCATTAGACTGTGTTTGAGACTGCATAATGCCGCCAATTGCAGCACCACCTACTATCGCCAATGCAGCGGAGGCAACAGGGTTCTTAGCAACAAACCTCAATAGCATTGGTATACCCTTTCTCAGCATGAGGAGGGTTAGTTTTGTTATGGTTCCAAAAACAGTTCTAACTAAAGCACCAAGAGGTGTTGCAAATAATAAGAATCCTGCAAGTAGTGCTGGCCACCAATCTTTTATAAACTGAATAACACTATTAAGTTTCTTCTGATTCTCCTCTTTACCCAACCAGTCAACCAACTGATACATTATCCTGCCAAGGATAATTGCTTTTATAAAGTCTATTATTCTTCCTAAAACGTCAAAGACTGGAGTGAGCATTTTTCTAGCAACACTCATCGTCTTTTTAATAGCACCCTCTAACTTATTCTCTCTATTGTCTCTTCTTGTCCTCTCAATAGATCTACGCTCGGCACCAATTGCCTTCATTTTTTGCTTGAGAGAATCCTCAAGGATCTTTTGTATTGCCTCTACATTCTTACGAATTGCAGCAACGTTCTCTTCAAGAGATGCCTTTCTCTTCTTCCTCTTCTTCTTAGGTCCCTCTGCAGGAGGAAGCAACTTCTGTTCTGGTACTGCAGCTCCAGTAATAAAGTTCTTAGCACTTTGAACTGGTGATGGTGCTTGTGGATCACTAATATTTACTTTTTGCTTTTTAATTCTAAATCGACCAACCTTTCTCTTTACTCTTCTAAATTCGTTGGTTATTAATTCTGCTTCTTCAGTGCTAATTTTAGCACCTGTCATTCTAGCAGCAGCACTCCACTCTTTTAAAAGAGAGATGTAAGTTGCATAATCAATATCTTCAATTACATCTAATCCTAACATTCTTAGGATTCTTTCATCAATCTCCTCATCACCAATAAGATCTTCTTCCTTTACACCTTCATACAAACTTATAGCAGTAGTTTGCTTCTTAGGTTTTTCTGTGCCTACTGTAGATAAGAAGTCGTCTTCATCCCCATATCCCTCAAAATCACCCTCTGATGTAACTTGAGGAGGTTCTTGCTCTTTTGGTGGTTCTGGTTTTTTCTGCTCTGGTACTTTGGGAGGTGCCTTTGGTTTTGGTGGTTGTTTTTTATCCTCAACATAATATTCCCAAAGGTACAAACAATACTCATTGAATGTACTAAACTCTGCAATATTTTGAGGTGTTATAACCGATGGTGATGGGTAATCTTTTTCAGATTTATCCCATGCTCTAAGAAATGTATCTACTACTCGATCATAATCAATATCATATGCGTCACCAATAAGAATCTTGGACCGTTCCATATAACTGGAAACGGACTGTCTAAACCCATTCTTCTTTCTTACAAGACGAGAATATGGGATTATTTCGCTTAGATACTTTGGTAACTTATTAGCCATTTGCTCGACTTTGTTGTTCAGCTCTTAGTTTTTCTTCGTCTAAATGAGCTTTTAGCAATGACACATAAACCTCTCGCTCCCATGGAATTAGATTCTCAACTTCAGTTAATGAGTATTTATGGTACTGAATCAAAGCGAAGTTCAACTTATAATAATTTTCCAAGTCCATGTGAGAGAGGGCTATGCGAAAAAACTGGACAACCCTTCCAAAACGACAGTACTCTTAACACCAGTTTTTGGATTCTTTACACTTATCTCATGAGATAACTTTGGCATTGTAGCAAAGAATTTTTCAATCTTCTTAAATTGAGAAGAATTCATTTGATCCAAAAATGCTTGCACCTCTTTTTTGGTTACGTCTTCAACAGTCCAAGACTCTTCAGCAGTAAAAATTTGACTTATGCAAGAGGCGATTAAATCAAATGACTGCTCAACACTAACATTATTATTAAAATCAAAATTAGTTTGAATGAACTGCTCTAAAGATGGATACTTCATCTCCATCATGAGTTTTTCGTCAATCTGAATGTTCTTGTCATGACCTTCCTGCTTGATAACTTTAATGTCATCAATGTTGATTGTAGTGGGGACATAAGTCTCCTCATCATCAGGACAAAGAACATTTACTTCAAGTTCTTCTCCGACAGACTTTCCTCTGATATTCAAAAACAAGTATTCAATATCAAATGTTGGAAGAGTCTCAACCTTAATAGATTCGGACTTGATGCAATTAGTGATTACCGACTTAATTGCTGTAGTGATTTGCTTAGAATCCTCACTTTCTAAAGCAAGGACAAGTAACTTTTCCTCTCTAACTAAAAAGGGACGATACTTTACAGTTTCTCCTGTAGATGGCAACTCAAGTTCATAAGTTGGAGTTGATATAGTAGGTAATGGCATGTTGATAATCAGTTCATGTGGTTATTTATTGTCAAAAATTGAGGTTATAATCAAATGGTATTGGAGATTCTCTAAACAAGTTGGACAAATTAGGATTATTAAGAGTGTAATCAGTATTCACAATTGATAAAGGATTATCCGTGTTAAATGGATTTTCTCTACTTCTTTGCCCAGTTTGATTCGGATTAAAATCAAATAATCTTGACTTTGGCGCAAAAGCACTAAAATCTGATTGAGATGTTTCCTCACCAATGTAATATCTTGTATATGTCATAGACACAGTGCATTTAAGAAGTTGAGAGGTATCATAAGACACCTGGATAGTATTCATTGCTTTGGGGAATGCATCAACAAAGTTGTAAACCAGCACTGGATTTACAATATCTTTTCCAGATCCCATACTCTTCTCATATTTTACAATCTGAAAGTTGGTTTGGTAATCTGTCGGATATTTAACCCTCTGATTAATTTTCCCAGCCAGTTGTTGATCTTTATATTCATTTTCCCCAACAATCCACTTCATCCAATAATCAAAAAATCTAATTTGAAGATAATTACTATCTAAAGTAACTAAAAATGTTAGATCTATAGTTTCATCATACAGTCTAGCATACGCATGTTTCTCAACAATGCCCAAATAATCACGACTAGTCTCAACTGTGGCAAGACTAGATCCTGGCAAAGAAGCTTCTATACAAGTCAATTCAAATAATTCTCTATCTTGCCGCATTCCAAAGGCAGGTTGGTTCATCAAAACAGAGTAAACTGAAGTCATAGCAGGATTCAAGATCCTACTCTTCAGTTTACTCATTTGTACACCTGGATTTATTCCTAAGGACATCTAAATAAAGATATTAAGTCTATATTATATGTAGCCGACTTTTATGAACGAAAGTATTAAAAGCAGATACCGTCCATCGTTCCCCAAAAAATATAAAGGAAACCCCAACAATATAATATGCAGAAGTAGTTGGGAACGCAAATTCTGTGCTTGGTGTGATTTGAATGAGAGTATTGTGGAATGGGCAAGTGAAGAATTTTGTATCCCTTACCTATCACCTCTTGATGGTAGAGTTCATCGGTACTTCCCAGACTTTTTAATCAAGGTAAAAGAGAAGAATGGATCTACAAAAACATATGTGATTGAAGTAAAACCCAAAAAACAAACTCAACCACCACAGAGAAAATCTAAAAAAGTAACTAAATCATTTATATATGAAGCAAAGACATATGAAGTAAATAAGGCTAAGTGGAAGGCAGCAACAGAGTGGTGTAAAGATCGACGACTTGAATTTAAGATTATAACCGAGGACGAACTAGGAATCAAGTAATGTCAAATCAAACTGTATTTGAAGAATTAAGAGAGCGTGTTGACCTAGAAGCAGGTAAATCACCATTCTTCTACAGAAAAGCGTTCAGGGGTCTGACAAATAGTTATATGCGGCGTCCTGGTAAATTTATCATGGACGAGCGTGCCGATAAAGATGACAGAGATCAAAATCTTATAAGGAGAATTCCTAAGCAAGGTCATCTCTTCATGTTTGAATATACTTCGGAAAAAGAAACCGTGAGTGTATTTGACCCATTCCCATTAGCATATGTAATTAAATTTGATGGTACAACTTTTGATGCTTGCAATTTACATTTTATACACCCAATAAAAAGACAATATGTTGTAGAAAATTTGAAGAGGGATAAACTCACATTACCTTATAATTCAATATCTAAATATAATATAAGTCAAGTTAGAGGACTATTGCTAGATATAGCAATAAATGAATGGGATACAGCATCCATGTTGCCCGTTGAAGACTTCGTATCCATAAAAGATGGTAGATCTCGCAGAGTAAATGCTAGGGATGTTTGGAGAACAAACAATAGATCTTTTAGAAAGATGCTTCGTGGAACACGAATATATAAAGGATATGGAAAGAATGATTCAAACTTCAAAGGTTAATTAAATGTCACAACCATCTTCAATTGGATCTAGGAAAGAATTTTTCGGAAATAAAGACGGAGTTGGTCTTGATGAGTCAACTGCCAACAATAAGGTATATGTGTCCCCACCAAATGAAATTGTAGTTCGTACTGGTCCCAAAACTGGAGCAGGATCAAGAGCTTCTGTAACCTATAAAGTGAAGTATAAAACAGTACATGATCCAGCAACTGGTAGAACTGAAGTATATCAACAAGACTACAACATTCTTGGTCAGGCACAAACCATACAAGGTGGAGAATCTGGCAAATTAATTGCAACAAGAAATGCAGATGGTACTTATGAACCATCTGCATACGCTAAAAGTAGTGGTTTTGATCAAGCAATTACAAATGCCATAGCAAACGATCCCACTGTTGTCGCAAGTTTAGAAGCACAAAGAAAGTATACTATTCAGAGTGCATTAAAAACAGAAAATAATGGAGTAGAAGTATCTCCAGTAAAACTTGCAGAAGCATTAGATGCAGATCCAACAACTGTAACACCACCAGAACAAACAGAAGAACCCGTGACGGGAGGAAACGATAGACCCCCACCAGAAGATGGTAGTGACGGTAGTTCTAATGCGACTTCATTTACTACCAATGGTGCAATTCAAGGTAATAGTTCCAATCAAGCAGAACTAAAAGAAGACATAGTATATCCATCAGCAAGAGCACAAGCAGTTCTCAGTGATTATATAAGATTCTCAGCTTTAGAATACAAACCAGCAAGTGTTAGTACCAGCACTTTTGGTGTTGGATACAGTGAGAATAAAGTAATAGGGAAGTCAGTATATTTACCTATTCAAGGTAGTATATCTGATGCTAACGGTGTTGGTTGGAATGAAGATACATTATCCCCTCTACAGATTGCTGGTGCGGACATAGCAACAAGGGGTATTACGGAAGGTGCAGAAGGTGCAATCAACGCCTTGACTGGTGCTATTGATAAAGTAGGTGGTTTCAGCGGTGATGTTAAAAAGTATGTTGTTAAAGCAGCCACACAGGCTGCTATAGGAGCAAATATCTTCCCAAGAACAGAACGTGCGATCTTTAACCCAAACGTTGAACTTCTATTCAATGGTCCTCAATTGAGAGCATTTACCTTTCAATTTAAACTAACGCCTAGAAGTGGAGATGAAGAAGACAATGTAAAGAAGATAATTAAGTTTTTCAAAATAAATATGTCTGCGAAGACAACTAATTCTCAGTTGTTTTTAAAGGCACCAAATGTATTCAGAATAGAGTATCTCTACAGAGATGGTCAGCACCCTGGTATTAACCTCATAAAAGACTGTGCTCTCCAAAACTTCTCCGTAGATTATACTCCAGATGGTACATATATGACATTGCCAAAAGGTGGTATGTTCTCATACGCCCTCACCATGTCCTTCATGGAACTTCTTCCAATATACTCCTCAGACTACGACGAAGGAGCAGCCGCAAATCACCCAATCGGATACTAAACAATGGCAAATTACTTCAGTCATATACCTTTTTTAGCATACGTTTCTAGAGATAAGGAAAGAAACACTCTTAACGATTACACTATCGTCAAGAATCTTTTTAAGCGCGGCAAAATTCGTGAAGATATATTCCAAAATGTAAGTTACTTTACTAAGTATCAAATTGTTGGTGATGAAAGACCAGATCAAGTTGCTGCAAAAATATATGACGACCCAACTTTAGATTGGGTCGTCTTGCTGGCAAATAATATTCAAAATGTCTACGAAGAGTGGCCAAAAACTCAAGTTGCATTTGATAAGCATATGCTCCAAAAATATGGATCATATGAAGAATTATACAGTGTTCATCATTATGAGACCTTAACTAGAAAATCCGAAGATAATTATACCATTGTAGAGTCTGGTATTGAAGTAAATGAAGGATTTTTTAAAGCACCAGAATATGAAATTGAACAAGATAAAAGTGTCATCTTACCAAGTGAGGTGCCAGGTACTTTTGCAGAAGCAACCGCAACAGTAAATCCCGTATCAGGAGAAGTTACAAAACTAGCCCTAACCAATGCTGGAGCTGGATACACAGCAGAGGGTATCAAAGCAGAAGTTTCTATTGCACCTCCACCAACACCAAGAGTGGGTATATTATCAGTATCATTAAATCCACCACCAGACGATAGAGAAGTTGGTCCAATTACAATCGTTGACGCAGGTGGAGGTTATACATATCAACCCGCAGTAAGTTTTAGTGATCCACCACCAACAATACCACCACAATTAGAAGCAGTTATAGGTGTTGGTGGAACGATTGAGAGTGTTCAAATTTTAAATGCTGGAGATGGTTATACATTTACTCCAACGATAACATTCCCACCCCCACCAAATATTATTGAAAACGCAATATTTGAATCTGCATCTCCATTCACAGTAGAGAGTGGATTTGAAGGTATGTTCTTAGATGCTCTTGGGGTACGCTTATTTACTGCCCATGGAGCGAGTTCTTATACAGTAGGTAAGATTCAACAATATCAATTAACATCGTCTCATGACATGTCAACTGGTAGTTTTGTAAGAGAATTAACCTTAAATATAGACAACCTTACATTCCAATATGCTACCTCTGTCGAATTTAAACCAGACGGTACAAGAATGTACGTTAGTGGACTAACAAACTCTGGCAATAAAGTTGCACAATATGATTTATCCACTGCCTGGGATATAAGCACAGCAAGTTTAGACATTGCTATTAGTATGCCAGCAGTATCTTCTGTGAGATTACAGGATACTGGAGAGCATATGTTTATCTTAGATACTGCTGATCCAGATACATTAAAGAAGTATAATATGGTCACTCCATGGGACATTGGAACAATGTTCCCACTACCAGTACAGACACAAAATCTTACAGTAATTACTCAACCATCAGAATCATCTATCCGTGGACTATCCTTTAAAGATGATGGTTCAAAAATGTATGTCTCTGGTACAGACAACCAATCTATGTTCGTAATTGGTTTAGGTACAAAGTGGGATTTAAATACACTAACATTCATAGGAGTATTAAATGTAGCAAGTGCCAGTGGTGACTCTACACCTCTAGATACATTTACAAACTTTGCAGATACAAGATTCCTAATTGGAGGAAGTATTCTTAGAAAAGTATTTACATACACTACTGACGTTACTGCAACTGCTACTGCAGAGGTTGGTATCGGCACAAGAGCAGAAACTTTAATCAATATAAATGTTGTAAAACCAGGAGCTGGTTATACAACATCCGCGTTACCAACAATACAAATACAACCACCAATTCCACATAGAACTGCAAAGGGATATGTGACTATTACTAATGGTAGTGTTGCATCGATAGTAATGCAAGATCGTGGTTACAATTATAGAACCGCTCCCACAGCAACAATAGAAAATCCACTAGCACCAATTACTGCAGAGGGAGTAGTTAAAGCGGAAGATGGAAAAATTACCGAACTTACTTTAACTAATCCTGGTAGAGGATATCAAACTCCTCCAGTTGTATCTTTTAGTCAACCTGGACCAACATACATACCATCAGTAGATGAAGTGTATGAAAGAAATGGGCAAGAATGGAAGTTTGATGGTTACAATTGGAGAAGAAGATTGAGTTATGGAACAGTATATTTTGACAATATTAAAAATGAGTTAGTAGAAATCCCTGGAAAAATCGCATCTACAGCAATAACAAATTATGAATATGAAGAGCGTTTAGAAAATAAAAAGAGAAATATTTACATTCTCAAACCAGAGTTGTTATCTCTAATAAACAATGACATGGACAACATAATGCCATACAAAAAAGGTTCGGGTCAATATGTGAACCCGAACCTTAAGAGAGGGGATAACCCCAGATTGTATGACTAATCTACTTCAACTGTTTGCAAGTTTCTGAAAGTAACTCATAGGATCACCATCATCCATAGATGATGAGGAAGAACCAGTAATATCTGGGTCATTAAATCCACCAGAAGCAGGAAGATCATCAAGTTGTTGCTTCAACTCTTTAGGAAGTTCAGACTCTTGTTGGCGATTGCCAAAACTGGGACTAAAGTTTCCACGCATATTATCTTCATCCTGCACCTCTTCGTCCTGAAGACGAGGAGTGCCCTTGCGACCAAGAACGTAGTCCAGACGTGTCTGAAGTTGTTCATAAGTCTTAAACTGATCTTCTGCCGTCATTGCAGCAAGAGAATACTGCTTTTTCCACAGTGCTTCAAGAGCATCATCATCATCGAGTAGAGCAGCAGGACTGTCAAACTCAGACTTATCATAATTCCAATAACCATCAACTTTACGAATCTTCAGTTTGAAGTTCGCACCAGCCCAGAAGTCAAAGGGGTTAATGGGAGTCTCATCCTCAAATTCAGGTTGCATTGCTGCCATGATCTTGTCAAAGATCTTCTTACCAAATTTGAAAAGGAAGACCTGCCCTTCGTTATGGGGGTTAGAAGGATCCTTTACAACATAGATATTGCTGTAATAGGACAGTTTGCGTTTTTGTTTGCGTACAATCTCTTTGTCCTTATCATTGCCACTGTTCCAGAGAGTGCGATTGTACTCAGATACAGGGTCCTTTTGACCAATAGTGGTCAAAGAATTCTCAATGTACCAACCGCCAGGACCTTGGAATCCATGAGAGTACATCTTCACCCAAGGAAGATCTTCACCGTCAGGGGCAGGAAGGAATCGAATAACAGCATAACCATTACCCGTTTTATCCATTTCTGGTTTCCAGAGACGATCATCACCGCCACTAGAATTACTGTTCATCTTCTCAACTTCTTTGACCAATTTGGAAGTCAAAGATCCAAGAGAAGACTGTTTTTTGAGATTTGCAAAAGACATTCGTATTACCTCGTATTTGTTGTATTCGGCTTGTGTGTACCCTTAGGGCACTTGCGGCGAGTACGGACCTATAATAGTGCAAGTGCCCGTAATTGTCAATCTATATTCCCTGTCCTCTCTACCTGCTCTCTCATATGATCTACCAACTTCTCCATATTTTTAAATATAACACTCATATCTACATCTGAGGGCATCCCCAACATTGATGCAGATCTAGAAATATGATCCTTCATCTTCTTTGCTTCAGGATCATCAGATAATGATAACCGAGCATAAAGGACTTTTTGCTTTTCAATAAGAGTTTTCAGCAATTCTACATGATCAAGCTTATCTTGCTTATTCATCGTGTAGAAGCTAAACATCTTATTATACAGTTTTTCCTGCAATTCGTTAATATGGACAATTTCTGCCCTTACAACATCTGAATCAAAAAACGTCATAAAACGCAGTCCTTTAAAATTTTCTTAAATTTGAATATATCGATATTTAGGAAGGAATCATACTTCTTCATTGTCTTGGAAACCGTCTCCCAAACAGGATCCTTCAACTTTTTATCAAAATCTTGCCTAAAATTTAAAATACGATTCATGATGATCATAGTCTCCATGGATATATGACCTTGAAGATGCAATTTAAGCACCCTTGGGTGCTGACCATCATTTACCGTAAACAAAGAATCTAAATCAGTATTGACAATCATGTTTTCGACTTCTTCTCTAAAGAGATAAGTCAGACTCTGAATTCTTTTTTGCCAACTAACATATTCAGATTCTCCTTCTCGGATCATTTGACCAATCCAGGTATTATCGCCTGACGCAACAAAATTAGACACAAAAAAATCAACGACTTCCCTGTCGTTTTTTTGCCTGCTCATTTTCTCAAACCAATATCGGTCTTTCCTCTTATAAAAGGATTGAAGAGAGGCACGAGTTTTGCCACAATATTTGTGATAGTCGTATTTATCTTTTGTGAAGTGATTCTTCAACCCAAGATAAGTTTTATATACGTCAAAGGGAGTCATTTTAACAAAAAGGGTTTTCACGAAATTTTCCCCGCGATAAATTTTCCGACTTTTTCTGAATTAAAAGATCAATTTCGCCCTGGAGGTTCGCTTAAGGAAGTTTAACTCCATTGCATCGTACTTAATCTTTTCTTTGAGTGGTTTTGAGATAAGTTTTGGTACAGATTCTAGATCAATACTATTACACTCACAAAAGTGAATGATAGCATCAATGTAATTCATGTCCTTATTATCCCTGACAAGTTCTTCAATCTCTTGTGCAAACTTAGCGGGACAAAAAAACTTCTTCTCTAATGCCTTCTCAAATTCATCTTCGATTTTACTGGGCATATGTTTCCAGTTTGTAGTTAAGAAATTCTCTAATGTATTCCTGTAAAAGGTTAATGTATTTTGTTTTGTCATACTCTTCATAAACAACGCACTCTCCGTTTTCACATGCCATTATGATGACAAGTTTTTTTACACTAATACCAGTAAGTTCATAGAGCATACACCCATACGCCATGCACTGAACAAAATAATGCTCAATCCACTCTACTGGTTTTGGTTTTTTTGAAGTCTTAAAATCAATGATTGCTAACTCACCATTGTATTCGGCAATGCAATCCACAGTGCCAGCAATTCCTAGCACCTTACTATATAGAGAACTTTCTAAGGCATGTATGTCAGTTATCTTATTAAGTTCTGGTTTAGCAATCTTAAAAAGATAATCAGACAGTGGTTGAACTGTAGGAAGATCTTCATTTTTTAGATAGCACTCAGTGAGAGTGTGCATATCCGTGCCACGACTAGTCGCTTGTTTAGTAATTTTATTTGCTTGTTGTTCACCAACTTTTTTACGCCACTTGGCGAAAAACTCACGATTTTTGTGACTAGTAACAGATGTGATGGAGACCAGTTTAATAAGATCTCCATCATCAGGAACAGAATAATAACGAACCCCATCGATAGTCTCTCTCTTGAGAGAGGGGAGATTCAAATCAATATGTTTAAACATCAAAAACCTAATTCATGTTTTGCAATAAGATATTCCTTACACAGACCAGAACGCACAATATCATCAAGACCAAACTCAATAATATCAAACGACGGCATGACCCGAAGAATTCTCATGAAGTCTACGATCCCATTCCGCTCATTGGTTTTTTGCAAATCAGTTTGAGATGCATCACCGCAGAAACAAATCTTTGTATTCTCACCCGCCCTTGTAATTATACTATCAAGTTCGTGAAAGTTCAAGTTTTGGAACTCATCAACGATAATGATTGCTTTATCCAGAGTAGTTCCACGAAGGAATGAAGTAGACCAAAAACTTACCGTTCCCTGAGTCTTCAGGTTACCATACAGCATCTCAAAATCAGCATCAGTTGCCATCTGGAACATGTATTTAACCATGTTCTTATATGGAATCTGATAGATGTCTGCTTTATCTTCATGAGTTCCAGGAAGGAATCCAATTTCTCTGGTGGCAACTAAAGAGCGAACAATATAAATCTTTTCGTATGGTGTGTTCTCATCGAGCACATCTCTGAGAGCATTGTAGAAAGTAATGAATGTTTTGCCAGTGCCTGCTGCTCCATATGCTACAAGATTTTTATCCTCAGCAAATGAATCATACAATGTTGCTTGATTATCTGTAAGCGGTTCAATGTCAAGTAAGAATTCAGTATTGATTGGTTTCTTTCTCTTCATCTGCTTAGCAGTCATGCCAACACCGATTGGTTGCAAATCAGTCTTTCTCTTTCTTGCCATAGGTTGTTCTTCTAAGGTAGTAAATGAGGGGGGTTATTATTATTTAGATTTAATGTCAAAGTTTTTTGACTGTAGATCCAGGTGCCTTAGATGCTTTGTCAAGAACTTCATTCCATTCTGGTCGCTGCTTGATCAGTCGGGA